TGCCATCATCTTGGATGACATCAACATCAAGCATATACCATAAGAATTGTGGATTATCCGTCACGTTGGCGGTCATCGTAACCTTATAAGTAAAGGTTATCTCAAGAAAGTTGTTTACGTTCGTTCCAGGTGTAAACCCTAAATCCATTAACGGGCTTGTGTTGTGCGTGGATACAATCCCAGCATAATCCAAGTCATTCTCAGAGGTTTGGATGCGTACATCATTTACCGCGGGGAGGAAGTTGAAGATATTACCCGCTAACCTCGCTTTATTTGTCGTTTGGTCAATGGTCTTATTGCGTGCTACACTTGCAGAGCCTTGCAACACTCCATTTTTATTATAGCTAAATTCAGTGATGTTGTTGTTGTCTCTTTCAAACAACTGCTCAAGGCGGTAGCTTCCATCGGAGAAATAAAAGCGCAATCCAAAGATTCTACATATTCCCGTAAGCACCTCATAATATGAGGCTTTATTTACCGATCCCTCAGCACTAAAAGAATGGAATACATCACAATCAACCTCCGTTGTTTCAAGTGCTTGCTCTGCTGCGTTGTAAGTATGTGCATCACTCCACCAATTGCTTATCACTTTTAAAAGCGTATCATTGGTATCATAGATGTTAAAGGTGTTGATAGCAGCGATAGCACCTCTTACCGTGGTTACAATTTCAGATAAAGAGGTAGGGCCGTCCTCATCCTTGAGTCTTGCTATACCATCAGTGGCGCTTATCTGCAATATATAAGGCTCACCAGCATCCTCTACAGCAACAACATCTTGTAAGATGTAGCCACCCCAAAAGAATGTAGTGCTGGCATCATTAGGGCCTCTATATATCTTAATGTAGTAGCGGTTCTCTTGGTAGTTCTTTAAACTCGTTTCAAAGGCTCGTGTTGCAGCATCACGGATGTACATACCCATAGATATGCTTGAGCCAATAACAGGGCTGTAGATGTTGTCAGTTTGCCCCGTGTAGTTCAGCTCAAAACCATTACCATCTACTTTGAATTCATCGGGAGAAGTGCCAGTATAGTCCTCATCCCATATCTCTACTTTGTAGTAGGTTCCTCGAGAGCTTAAGAACTCCGAGTATAGTTTTACTGCTGCCATATATTATCCGCCTATCCCGCTTAAACGATTTCTATTGTTTCCAGCCCTATCGAGCATTACAAGCATATCACTTCCTCTCAGCATTCCAATGATATTCATACCACCTTCTCCGCCGCCAAAGCCGCCTCCGTTAAATCCAAAGCCGCCACCCATCTCACCGAATAGACCACCAAACAAATCACCAAAGCCCATTCCAGCCTTATTAAACATTGTTTTACCAGCCATATTAGTTCCACCAAAGGCAATGGTCAGAATTGTAGCAAGAATTAAAGCAGCGGCAGCGGTAGCAAGTAATTGTGCTGCCATCATCTTGAGCTGTTGAACAAACACTTCTCTAAAGTTTCCGAGGCGTGTCTCGCCCTCTTCTAATGGTGCAAAGGCTGCTTCAAAAGACATTCTTAAAATGTCCCCGACCATTAGGAACTCATCTCTAAACTCTTTGAACTTATCAATGGTATTCCTAAAGCTGTGGTCAAAGGTATCGCCAAAGTTCTCAACGGTTCCCTCTAACTCCTCAAGCTCCGTATCAACCTCAGCGAATCCTAATTGATGCGCGAGTTTTCCCGTAGTATCTTCTCCAGGATTAAAGGCTTGGTCGATCTCATAACCAACTTGTCGCAAGGTTGGCAATAATTCCTTAAGCTTGTTGTTGTACGATTCAACTGCTTCTCTTTGCTTCTTTGCACCCTCATCGGCTTGAGTTTGCATTGCATCAAACTTATCAGCCCAAGCAGTAATGCTGGGCAGCCCCTTATTGAATTCAACCGATATGGCCTCAACCTCTTCCTTGGTTTCTCCAAATAAACTTAATACAGCCTTCAATGGATTGGTCACTAAATCTAAACCAAACTTCGTGATGTCAAAGTAAGATTTGGCAGCAACAAAAAGACGCTTGTAGCCCTTCTCTTTATCATCAAGAATAAAGTTGATTTTCGTAAGCCCCTTGTTTGTTTGGTCAAGGAAAGCAGAGTATACGGGCAGTAGCTTCTCACCAATCTCAGTCTTTAAGTTGGTGACTGAAGCACGCTGCTGGTCTACCTTCATTGATGTGGTAGTAACGCGCGCGCCAACCTTCTCAAACTCCTCGTCCATTATAGCGCCAACGGCAGCAGCCATAGAGCCAAGCTCTTTGGTTTTTGCTTGCAGCTCAATGGTAGAGATACCAAGGTTATCAAGAATCTTAACGGATTCTCTACCTAAACCAGTTACGAAAGAGTCAACCATATAGTCAACACTCTCACCCGTGGCTTGTGCTCTACGCTGTGCGAACTCTAAACCCTTTGCAAGGGTATCCATAGGGATGCGGAAGTTTTCAGCCTTTACAGCTGTCTGCATCAGCTTTAAGTCATCAACGGTACCCGCTGTGGCCTTTCTAAGGTTGTCAAGTAGGTTAGGGTCATTGAGTCGATTAAAAGCCGCCTCAACGCCTTCCATCTTAGAGGCAAGTTCTATAGATTCAGAAGCAAACTGCTGGATGATATCAATAGCGAAGGAAGCGCCAATCACTCCTCCTAAAGCACCAAAACCACCGCTTAACTTTCTCAAGCTGTGGTCGATGTTGCCCATTGCACCGCGGAACTGCTTTAAGTCCGCGCCAATCTTAAAATCTATATCTGTACGGCTCATTTACCAAACACCTTTTTAATTGCCTCTTGCACCTCTTCGTATGTTGCAGCCTTATGTACTCGCTTTTTGCTATCCCAAGGGAAAACAACCAAGTCTTTCGGCCCCATTCTTTTCTTCGTATGTGGCGCAATGTTTACCGCTGCTTGCCACCTCGTGGTCTCCCATACCAATTCAGTTTGGTACTGAATGCGGTTTTGGAAGCCCTCTCTTTTGTTTTGGAATTGCCTTGGAGTCATATTGTAGAACTCCTCAACGCTCATTCCCATCTCACCCAAACCTATCGCTTCCAGTGCATCCCAATCAAGGGATTCCGAGGCTTGGGTGTTTACTTTTTTTCTTCAGCTCCTGGTTTCACAAAGGAGACAACAAACAATTCCATACACTGCTGAATGATACTCATATCCTCATCAAGCAAGTCAGCAATGTCATCAGTGTCAAAATCAAAGTCTTTCTTCTCTGCTCTTGCGCCGTCTTTCATTCCCGCCCATACCAAATTGATAGCGTGGTCGATGCTTATGTTTTCTCCTATCTTTTCAAGCTCTTGCAATCCAATGCCGCTGGCATTGCAAAACAATCTTAGTGCATTGAACCCGTACTTTACGGGGTATGTCTTTTCGCCTACTTTTATCAAGTTTGTATCCATTGTTGTGTGATGTTAAAATAGGGAGGCCGAAGCCCCCCTACTGATGTTATACTTGAGTTCCTTGAGTCAAGGTGCTTGTTCCTTGGAATGAGAAAGAGAACGTTGCGTTATCTTCTACCCCAGCATCCGTAGAGAACTCAGTGAAGTACCCAGTACCGCTGTAGTATTTCTCATCAGTTGCTTCTGAACCAAACTCAATGTAGATAACGGTGCGGCTGCTCAGATGTCCGTAGATATCATCCGGAGTTGCCTTTCCCGAATTATTGTACACTACCAAGCCTTCACCCGATAGAGTCCAAGATTTTTGACCCTCCAATACTTCCATCCAGCCCGAGCTGTCTTTCGTGGAAATATCACGAGTTGCCATTGTAACGCTTAAAGAAGCGCTTGTCATTTTACCAACGGTTTCGTATGTGACACCGTCAGTACCGATGCGTACTACAACATCGGTGCTATTCATTACTGATGTACTTGCTGCCATCTTTTTTTAATTTTATGATTTGACTATTCTAAACACTAAATCAACCGATACCGCAAAAGTCTCCTCATCAACATTAAATACTTCACTTAGAGTATCAAAGCCACACGATTGAACATTCACGCCCTCAATTGTTTCCTTCATTCGCACAAATGTTGTACGTATATTTTCAACGGCAGTTTGCAACGTGCCGTAGTTATCTCCTACAAGAGTCAGCTCAACATTGACAATATCAATGTGGCTGTCTGCATCTTTTGAGCCTTCAGGGCGGATGCTTGTGGTATCATAAACGCAAAAAGGTCGGGCACTTGTTTGCGCTCCAACCAAAGGATAAACACGGCCAGCGAATACATTATTCAAGCTGCTGGTGTTATCAAACTTGTACTTTATTACTTTACCAATCATCGCAAACCTGCTCTTTGCCCAAATTTGAGCTTTTTTATTTCTTGCTCCACCTTAACTTTAAAAGTACGTACAAATTTAAATTGCACTTTACTTTTACCAGTTGCCATTGCTTTTTGTGCAAAGCCTCTGTTGTCTCCTGCGTAATCTGTTCCTTTACCTACTTGAAGCCACCCAAAGTTAAGCATCCCGGCGTACCAACCGCCTTTATCTTTTTGTTTAAATGAACCACTTCTTCTAGGTCCTACACTAGCGCCAAAATTACCACGAGTATTTAACTTGCGTGGAAACTTAACGCCTACACTTCTTTTTAATTGCCCTGGCTGTATCTCAACGTATATCTTACCGTTTCGATATACTTTAAACACCTCATCAGCATTTCGGATATTAGCTTTATAAGAAGCAACCATAGGTTTTAAAGATTCTCTTGCTACGCTTTTTAAGATTTTCTTTCTAATCCTATTATCAAGCTTTTTAAGCTTACGCATTGTTTCTTCTACCCCTTCAACGCTTACCTTTACCTTTTCCATTACTGCGCATCAGACCATAAGCATACAATCTTAAGGAATGCCTTGCGAGCATCTGCGGATTGTATTGTATGAATTTTATATGTATTGCTGTTGTATGATATACGCATTTCTTCATTAACATCGGTGCGGTAGCGAATGATAAACTCAACCTTTTTAGTGGCTGCTATCATATCACCCTTTTCTCCCTCCCCATTACCAGTGCCTATCTTCTCAACCACGTTGGCCCATACTGAAGCAAGGGTAGAGAAGCTCTTCACCTCTTGCCCAAAGTTATCCGTAGTTTCACTAAAGGTTTGAATAGTGATTCTACGATCCAGTTGTCCAGCTTGGTCTATCATTAGAATGTAAAGATGCGGAATGGGTTAAATAGGTACTCCGATGCTGTAGGCATTTTTCTCACTCGGTCATCTCTCTTGTCATATAAGTCGCTGATGATTAAGAGCATCCCTTGCTTTAATGGCGTGGGTATGCTACTCACATCAGTACCCACTACATAGCGGACAATGACTTGATTGATGATTCCGTTAGTCGCAAACCAACCAGCAGTAGAAGCTATTCTTGCCGGCTCACTTATAGTATCAGAAACATAGTAAGATGATGCAACCGTCTCTTCCGAGCCAATCTCATCAACATACTTAAGGTTTGTGATTGATTGCACTGGGCCTCTTGATAGGTAAATGATGTCTTTGCTTACCGCATTCTTGTAGTTCGGGAAGCCATCAAAATACTCATCAATGGTAGTAGTAACCAAGATTCTACGAGTATACTGCTCGCACATCTCCCGTGCAGCAGAAATCAATGCACCAATAAGCGCATCATCATCACTACCATCTACACGCAAGAAGTTCTTTGCCTCCTCTAATGTTATTGGCTCACTTGCCGCTGCTGTTACTACTGAATAGGCCATTACCTTTGCTCTTTACTTTTTGGTTTTGACACGGTCTTTTTTGCACGCTTTTTCGGGGGTTCTGCAACTGCATCGCAGTACCCAGCGTTCAAAAATTCCATTGCTCTATCGTTGGGAAGTTCCACCTCCGCACCTTGGCGGAAGCGGAACCCTGAACCAACAATAGTCTTTTTAAAGACTACTTTCATCCTTATGCTTGGATCAAGTGCTTAACTGCACGGCTATCCAATACAGCAGAGTCACTTCTCTTATAGCTCACGAAGCCAACTTCTAATTCGTCAGCGAAACGCTCGTTTAAGCGTAGCATTTGAACACCACCAGCATTACGAACAACAAACTTGCTGAAGTCAGCAGCAATCATTGTTTTAGTACCAGTAGCGATGCTTGACTGCATATCGTTGTTCACATAAACTGGAACACCGAAGATGCGGTCAGGCTGTCCCATTTCCATTGAAGGAATGAAGATTGGGAAGTCGTTAGCGGAACCAAGTCCTAAAGCACGAACAGCAGAGATAATGTTATCGTGAGCCATAAGACCGAAGCCAGGCTTGTTACGATAAGAAGCATCTACGCTGTAGATAAGGTCTAAAAGGTCATCAGCAGTGATTGCAGTTGCACCAGCAGCAGTGTTACCTAAAGCTGAACCAGTAACCAAACCTTGTGGTTGAGAAGAACCAGTACCAGTAGTAAAAGCAGCGTTAGTTGCACGAGCGATACGCTCACCCATAGCTTCAACCAAGAACGCGTTCAAGTCGAAAGCAGAGTCTTGCAACAATTGCTGAGATACTTTTACCAATGAGCTGTAGTTGTAAGCAGAAAGCTGCTTGTTCCCAAAGGTCATATCCTGTACAGTAACCGCAGAAGCCTCACTAATTAAATTGGCGTCAGTGGCAGTGTCATTGATTGTTGGGTAGTCCAACAAACCACCTGAAGCAGTGTTCAACTTCTTAGCCAAACGCTCTACCTCGCCAGTGAAGGCAGTAGCAACATCAAGCTCATTGCTGAACTCTTGAGGTACTAAGAAACCACCTAAGTTGTCAGTACCAGCAACTTGAGTCGCAGTACCACGCTTTTGTACCATTGAGCGCTCTTCAGCAGTCAACGCACCAAAGCCGTGACGTAGGTATTTAGAGAATGCAGCAGATGCGTTTGCTTTAGGAGCAGCAGCACGAGCTTCGCCTTCCATAGAAGCGATCTCTTTTTTCATCTCAGCATTGCGCTCGATGATTTCAATTTCTTGCTTGAGGCCACGAGCATCTGCTTCGATAGCTTCAAACTTTGTTTTTTCTTCACCCGTCATAGAACGGTTTTCAGCGTGCGCTCCAGCTACAATTGCATCAGCATCTTTGATGAGCTGCGCGCGACGTCCTCTTAATTCGATGTTTTTCATCTTAATCGAGTTTTAAAAGTTTGAGTTTATATTCAAAGATTTCAATATCAGACATTTCCTCTGCCTCGGCTTTCACCTCAACTTCAGCACCCTCTGACTCAGGTGTATCTTTTCTTATCATTAGCTCACTTGTTGCATCCGGATATGCAGGTTGCGATACCGGGGAAACATCAAGAAGCCTTGATACTTTTTCTATTATTCTATAAGTTTTACCATCGCGCTCTTCCCAGCGGTCACGCTCAATTAAGAAGGCAAATGAACTTTGGTTCACATCACCTCGCTTCATCAATTCAACCAAATCATTTGCGTATGAAGTATTTGGTAGGTCAACCTCATAATAAAGCCCTCGGTCATCTGTTGACATACGTAAAGTACCAGAAGATACACGGCCTAAAAGCAAGCTTTCATCGTGATTCCAATAAGCTCGTGTATCATTATCCATAACATCATCAAAGGCACCTTTTGCAATTTGCTCATAAAAACCCCCCATCCATTCACTATCGCTGTTGTAGACAGCAGCATAGCCTCGAATAGTTTGACCTTCATATTCAGCGCTTTCCATACGGAACTCACGCTTCTCAATGATGGCTTTATGGTTTCTTACTTCCGCATCAAACTTATCTAAAGTCGAGAAACGGTGTGCGACATTAAGAGCTGGCTTGCGTTCGATGTAGGCTTCCTCCTCAGAAGAGTAGCGGTATATTCTAATGAGTGCTGCTGGATCATCAGCAGTGCCATTGACTTTAAAGCCGCTATCTGCCTCGATTTCTCCATCTCTTTCGATTTGAATGATAACACCGTAAGCATTTCCGCCACTTGTGTTCCAACGCACAAAATCACCAACGCTCAACTCATTAGGTTCTGCGCGGTCTTCTTCTTTATAGCCAGCCTCTTCCATCTCACCCTTGCCGAATGTGATGACAATTTCTTCATCAGTCTCAACAACCGACTTGATATGTCTTTTATCGTCTTTCATTTTTTCAACTGTTCTTTTAGCCCAGCTTAGCATTGCATCACCGCCCCAGGCTGCATACATAATAGAACCGCAAATGTCTTTGCCGTCCTCATCAGTGAACTTACCTTGGTCATAAGTCTTTGATCGAGATAAAAAAGAATAAGTACGAACCACTGTGTCCTTACTTATTGTTTCCCGACCAGCTAACTGGTTTGCTCTTGCCCAACCTACAGGTGTACCACACTTTGTACCATTTTTTTCTTTATGGTCAAGTGCACGCTGTGCAGCATTACTAGCTGCTTTCGGGTAATCGTTATACGGCATCCTCAGTAGTGTTATCTGTTCCGGCCTCAATCATATTTAAGGGTTGCAAATAAACATCTCCTCCGTCAATTGGATCAAGGCTTTCATATTTGCGTATGTCATTAACACTCATCCATCCCCATTGTCTTGCTGTAGCATACGAGCTGTATCGGCTTGATATGTCACCTCTAAGAAGCCCATCCATATTCATACGGATAAAGTAATCCTCTTGGCCAGGGAAGAGCTTGCGGTTGAATTCCGCTTCCCAACGCTTAACCCAAGGCAGTATCGTGTTTCTTTGGAACTGAATCCCCTGCTCCTCGATGTTTGCCCGAGTACTTGAGTTCTCTAATGAACCTAAGTAAGCTAAAGGAATACGAAAGAATCTTGCAATATCTTCAACACCAAACTTGCGCGTTTCTAAGAACTGAGATTCTTGTGGCGAAATGCTGACTTTGGTAAGATTCATACCTTCTTCCAATATGGCAGTTTTATGTGAATTGTCCAAACCGGAATAACGGCGTGCCCAAGAAGTCATTAAGCGCTTATAAGCTTCGTCCGATAATTTACCAGGATGCGTAAGCACTGCACTTACATTTGCGCCATTACCAAAGAATGAACCACCGAACTGGTCAGCAGCCAACCCAAGGCCAATGCTTTCTCTCGCTGCCTCTATTACACTCTTGCCAATGATACCGTCAAAGGATAACCCCAATATGTGTATCATCTCCGTATCATCAAAGGTTTCTTTACCTTGGTCGATGTTGTAGAACTTCTCATCCTTGTAGACCTTAACCTCAACGCGGTCAGGGTGTACTGGAATCAATTTAACTGCTTGGCCCGCTTCGTTTCTGCGGATCGCTATAAAAGCATTACCGTGCAAACAAAGGTGCGCTTGACAAACTTCTCTAAAGTTGAAGTCGGTCATCATCGCATTCGGGTGATGTATTAGCTTGTTGATAGGGTGTGCTGATGCGCTGCGGGTGCTATCGCCAGCATCTTGCTTTACCTCCCACGGAAGCGATGCAATAGTCTCAGAGATAACACGAACGGCACCAAATACTGCAGATAGGCGCATAGCGCTATCCTCAGTGATTGCAATACCTGTTTTAGATGCCGACCCATCAAACATCCAAGAAGCGGGATTCGCTAATGATGTTGAAGGGTTATTAGGCGAAGAGCGGAACGCTCCAATGATTCGCCCAAATAAATTCTGATTCTCGGCCATAAAGTAGTGTGTACTTTGTAATTACATAACAAATATAGGTATCGCTAAATGGAAATAAAAAAGCCCCCTCAAATCAATGAGGAGGCTTGCACCGCAAACACACGTTATTAAAGATAAACCAAAACCAAGAAATACTAGAACGGATGCGGTGAGTGCACAAAGCTATTAAATTTAATCCTATTGTGAAGCGCTAAGATCGTAAATCTTACTCTTACATTTTCACGGACTAAATCCTGGAGCACTGCTACTCCATTGCGTAAACTGACAATCTTATATTGCCATCCAAACCGGGTGGAGTACAAATAGTCTCCTACTACAAATTTTTCCATAATCAAACGTTTTGTTGTTGTCTTACTAATATATAAAAAAATTTTAAACATTACACCTGCCATAGGTATTTATCTATGCAAGTGCGGCGATAGACGCACGAGCATAAATAAATATAAGGTGAAATACATTTTGTTTTTTTCTTTTTTACCTATATATAGGAAGAAGAAAAAGAAAACTAACAGGTTTTCTGTTAGTAAGCACTGCTTTATAAAAACCTTAAACCTTGAGATTCATAAGTACTCACCTTGCTCACATCAGAGTTCTCAACCGTCATCTTTTCACCCAGGGCCATAATCATTGCAACAATGCCGTCAATCTTATCTCCGGCTTTTGCTTTAGAGAATTTTACATTCTCGGCATCATCTCGCTTGACCACTACATTCCCGACCATCCAGCGAAGCATCGAATGACCGCCGTGGTGCAATAGTTTTTTCTTAATCAAGACCTCTGCGTTTTTAATCGGGCTTGTCATAGAAATAAATCCTTGCCCAAACGGGTCCATCTCAATACCTTCATCCATTAACTGCTGCACCAAAGAATTAGAGTTCCACCTATCAAAAGCTACGCTTTGAATATCAAATAACTCAGCAGCTTCAAATATCTTTCTTTTGATTGTTGCGTAATCGGTTGAATTCCCATTAGTAACTATCAACTCGCCTTTAGATACAAAGCTGTCATAAGAGCCTCCTGTTTGCTTTCTGCGGCGTTCTACAGCTGCTTCACTTACGAAAAGATAAGGAAGCACTTTAATACTCTCATCGTCCCAAGGAAATACAAGACAAAAAGAAGTAACATCCTCAACAGCTGCAAGGTCAAGTCCTCCATAACAAGGCCTTCCTTTTAACTCTTCTAAATCTACAGTCCCAGAACTCTGCATCCATTCATCGTCAGGAATCCAGCCACTCAAACTATTTACCCACTGATTCAAATGCAATTGCCTAAAAGCAATCTCAGTTGATGGTAAGCTCTTAGCCTCCTGGCTCATCTTTTTAAAATACTCCGGCTTAATGCTGATATCGTAATTAGGATTTGCTTTGCGCCAGGTTTCCTCTTCGTGTATATCATCATCAAGAGACGCCTCGTATACTAAAGGCAAAAAGGTATGGTCTTCAATTATACCGCTGCGTACTTTCTTACTATAATCATAAAGCTCATAGCACACACTATTTGGATCAAACATACCAGCTGTTGAAATGCCAAACATTAAAGGCTGCGACCTAGCGCCCATTGAAGTTGCCATTACGTCCCACAGCTCACGAGACTTAGCTGTATGGACTTCATCATAAAGTACCGCACTTGCATTACTACCATGCAAAACGCCTGCATCTGCCGCTACAGCTTTAAGAAATGAATTGGTACCGTTAAGCACAATCGAGTTGCGGTACACCTTGCAACCCTTTTCCAAAAGAGGTTGGTTCCGTATCATCTGCTTACACACATCAAAGATGGCGTTTGCTTGGTCTCGAGAAGATGCACAAACATATATTTCTGCACCGGGCTCTTTCTCTACGAATAGCAAAGCCAAACCAATTGCAGCAAGCAAGTTGCTTTTTCCGTTCTTCCGAGGTATAAATACAAATGAGGTTCTGTATTGCCGAGTGCCGTCTTCATTGACCGTACCAAACAATTGCCGTATGTATTCAATTTGCCATTCTTCGAGTAAGAAAGGTTTGCTTGCTAAGTCACCCTTAACGTGTGTGCATACTCTTTCTATGAATCTAATGACCCTATCTGCTTTGTTGCTGTCGTACATTATTCTCCTAATAAATCTTCTAAACTCTCTATCTTCTCCGGTGTTGATAGCTTAGCTCTTGCCGCAGCAGTTAAGCCAAACTCTGGCAACATCTTTTTTAATCTGTCCCAAGAACCGTTCATCATTGCTAGCTCTGGTCTTGGTCTGTGCATCTCATCCCCTTGCGGTGTTGTAGTTGCATAGGTTGGACCCAGCCTTTTAATAACTGCGCGCGCTGCACAATAATCTTCCCAAGCGTCCGACATCATTTGCAATGCAATGGCATCAAGCTCGGCTACTACACCTAAATCATCAAGGTGCTTAACCAACCAGTCAAATGTTTCTTCTGCGCTTTGATAAGTAGGCAGCTCAGGCCGGCCTTGTACTTCAAGTCGTTCTTCGTGTCTGTCTTTTCTGAATGTATCTGCTGCCTTCAGCATTGCCGTAGGCTTTGGTTTTCTTCCTGGCATTATGTTTGTTTTTTATCCTTTTTAAGTTGTTGAGTATCAGTCACTTTTTACCTTTCAAAATTGACACCGTGTGAAAAAAGTTTGAGCGGTCACGGCGATCTGGGCCGGGAAGTGGCACGACTGGCCGAGGCGTTGGGGATGCAGGTGCTGGTGGCGGAATCCTTCCAGCGCCATGGCGGCCAGTCCGGGCGAGTGTCGTTGGCGGAACTGTTACCGC